TCAAATGTTGTGTTCGAATTAGAAGCTATAGATTTGAAAACTTTTGATTATGCATTTTTAATACCTAATGGTGCAAGAGTCAAAAGTATTGGATTTGTTTATAATGCACAACAAGGAGTTATGATGCAAGATTTAAACGGTGTAATGTTAGAACAACTATATAATTTTGAGAATTGGCCTAGAGATGTCAACTTATACAGACCAATTTATAAATCATCAACATTTTATTTGAATGCCACTGCATTTAATGATACTGGTATGGTTGTCGGTAATCAGTTCAACCCTAATATATTATTTTCCGGTACATTGGGTGATATGGTACATTCAAACCCAAAATTATTTTATTCTTATGTTAAATCTGCACACTCTAGATCATTAATTAAGATTCACCAAAGACCAACAAGAGAGATAGTAGAAGCATGGGAAACTATTCCACACTATCACAGAACAGAAGCATTAAGATTGTTAAGCGCAAACCCAACTGATGCAGTTGATTTGGATCCTAACACCAGTATTCAAATAATCAATTTAGGTCAATTGGCACCTTCCAATTTTAATGGAGTTTTCAATGTTCCAACAACATCTCAGATATTAGGAAACAGTTTAAGATCGTTAGGCTGTAAAGCAAAAGAAGGAATGTTTTCTGTGCAAAGATTGAACACCGTAGCACCAGCATGGTTGGCTGGCTCAAATACTCTTGGTAAAATTGTTGGTAACCCTCAACCAGGTTTATATCAATGTTGGGTTGCCCAATTAGTTAATGGTGAATACATTTTGGAAAGTTATAGTGAAAATGCACCAGTTGGTACTGAATCGACTAAATTGAATGTGTTATATGACACTCTTTGGTCTAAAGACATGACATGGTCTTGGGTTCGATTCTCGGGACTATCGTTGAATAGTCAAACATCAGTAAGTACACAATTGGTGATCAAGAAGACATATTGCGGTTATGAAGTGCAACCTTGTTATGCAAGCGCATGGGCAGGAATGATGAAGTTGGGTCCGAAACCTGATTTAAAAACTATGCAAGCTATGATGGACGCTTTTTATGAATTGAAAGATGTAATGCCTGCCAGATACAATTTTTGGGGCTCCCTCGGAACTATGGCTGCAGAAGGGATCAAAACCTTTGGAGCAAGCATACTTTCGGGATTGGCTTCGAAAATATTCAATGGTGGTGGACAGAAAGGAGATAAAAAGAAGAATAAACCAAAACAACCTAAAGCTGGTAAATCTAATATCACAGTTCAGTTACCTGCACAACAACAACAAAACAATGGAGTCACAAAGAGTCAAAGAAGACAGATACAACAGATCGCTAAGAACTTTGCGAATACAGGACTCAACAATAAACATAACAATGGAGGAAACAAAGGAATGGCTAATGCTAATGTCAACAACAGAGGAAAAGGAGGAAAGCATAGAAATTATAGTTCTAAGGTCTTCACCAACACCAACACTACATTACCACCATCATTTTAATGATGATTTACTTGATTCCTATATTATTATATAATGTTCACGTTATTCACCCGGTTAGTGAACAATAAAGGGTTTTCCGGGTTTCCCTTTAAAATCATTTTATAAATTTTTATGATATTATTTTTATATTATTGTACATACTTG